CTTGACAGATGTAATACAAGCGATCACCTATCATGTGGAGTACCACAACAGCCGGTACTTCATCGTGGACTACCTGCAGCTGGTGACGGTGGACAAGGTGCGGGAGATCCACGACCGGATGGAGGTGGTGAGCCACACGCTGCGGGAGGTGGCGATGCAGCAGCAGCTGGTGCTGGTGAACCTGTCGCAATTCAACCGGGAGCAGAGCCGCAACCGGCACGAGCGCCCCGTGGCGCAGGGGCTCCTGGGCGGCAGCGCGTTGGAGAACGATTCCCATATGGTGTGGCTGCTGGACCACAGCCGATTCGTCCGGGCCGGCAACATTGCCGACACCTGGCTGATCGTGGACAAGAACCGAAACGGGGGGGTGATGGACATTCCGGTGAGGTGGGACTACCGCACGCTGCAACTGCACCCCCGCGTCCTGACGATGGGGGAGAGCGACGGCATGGAGAAGAAGGGGAGGAAGCGGTGAGCGGAAAGTACAGGTGCATACTTATTGACCCGCCTTGGCAACAAAAGATGATTGGGAAACGCAAAAGGCGAGGAAAATATGCGCCCACGTTGCCGTATCCAACGATGGATTACGCGGAAATTGCACAGTTGCCGGTGGGATCGCTTGGGACGGATGATGCACACTTGTGGCTGTGGACGACAAACCAATTCCTAGAAGCCGGGTTCTCATTGCTTAAGGCATGGGGGTTTACATACCTCGCGCCGATCCATGCAATAAAACCAAGCGGCATCGGGAATTATTTCGTCAGCAGAACACAAACGCTGCTGTTCGCTTACAAAAAACGATGCCGCTTTCCACTCGCGCGGTATCAACCCAACATCATCGAAGTTCATCATCCCAGACGGCACAGCGAAAAATGGGACAAAACATACGATTACATCGAAAGCATATCGCCAAGCCCGAGAGTGGAGCTGTTCGCGCGAAGAAAGCGCCCGGGATGGGACGTGTGGGGCAATGAAGTGGAATCTGATGTTGTTTTGTTACCAACGGAGGCGGCGTGGATGACTCCGTGACGTATCCCACCCTGACCTTCGACGTGGGCTGGGACGCGCTCTGCAGCGACAACCGGAAGTACGTCAGCCACTCTGGCTACATCCTGTCCAGCGAGTACCGGGGCGCCAAGACGCGCCTCGCCAACCACGCCTGGGTGGCCGCCACGCAGGCCAAGTGGCAGCGCGCCACGGGGCCGGTGCTGCTGATGGTCGCCGTCCGGGAGCCCGACCGCCGCCGCCGGGACTTCAACTGGGCCAAACAAGTCATGGACGCCATCAACGGCAGCGAAGCCGTCTGGTGGGACGATTCGCAAGTCCGGCAGATGTTCTGGTACTTCGCTGGTGTTGACAAGGACAACCCCGGCGCTACGATTACTGTTGTCCTGTTGCCTTCCCTTTGACCCCGAGAACCCGCCATGATGTTGACGACGACGCTAAACGCCATCCGCGCCCACGACCCGTGCGTTAAGGGGTGGGGGAAGTTGCTGGCGCACCTGGGCAAGACCGGCCCGGATGACGAGCCGGTGACGCTCGCCACGATCTTGGACAGCAACGGGCTGGATGACGCGCTGTGGGCGCTGCGGTGCGTTACGGGACACGACCGGGAGATTCGGCACTACGCCGTGTGGTGTGCGCGGCAGGTCCAACACCTGATGACGGACTCGCGCAGCCTGCGCGCGCTAGACGTGGCCGAGCGGCACGCGGACGGGCTGACCACGAATGCCGAGTTGGCTGCGGCACGGGCTGCGGCATGGGCTGCGGCAGGGGATGCGGCACGGGCTGCGGCAGGGGCTGCGGCATGGGCTGCGGCATGGGCTGCGGCAGGGAATGCGGCAGGGGATGCGGCAAGGGATGCGGCAGGGGCTGCGGCAGGGGATGCGGCATGGGATGCACAGGCGGCCGAGTTCCGTCGCCGGTTTTGCACGGAGGGCGCATGACCGAACACCAGTGGACCGTCGTCGTCGTCGGCGCCTGCACCATGCTGGGCTACAGCATCGGCCGCATCCTGCAGCGTGTCGAGGACGCCCGCCAGAAGCACGCGGAGTTTGAGGCGCGCCGCTGGCATGGGGAGCGCCGCCTGTTCCTGGTGCGGCCGGAGCCCCTTCCGCCGAAGGACGCCGCCTAATGGGCCGCTCTCTCCGCCAGCTCTCCCGGCTGGCCGCGAACCTGGACAAGCCGGTCCCCACGCCGCGCCAGTGCCAGAAGGGGCACGACCTGACCCTCCCCGGCGCCCGGAAGCTGGCGCACAAGGGCGACGGCCGGTACTACTGGCGCTGCATGGTGTGCCGGGCCGAGCGCAAGGTCGAGCGCAAGGCCGCCGAACGGCAGCTGGAGCGCGAACGGCTGGCGCGAGAGCGGGCGATGATGCAGACCATCGGGGACGCGCTGCCGGCCCCGGCCCCGACCCCGACCTCGGACACGTCCCCCAAGATTGACATGAGCCCCTTCGGCATCACGCAGCGGGCGCTGGTGGCCCATTGGCAGCTGGAGCCGGACCAGTGGACCCTGCAGCACCACCTCGTCCACAATCGCGCCATGTATCACCTCTTGGGCTGGCCGAAAGACGGGCCGGTTCGGTCCCAGCCCCTCCACAACATCCGCGTCCAAGGAGCCCGCCGGTGAGTGCCGCCATGAGTACCACTGCCACTGCCTCCGCCTGGGTGATCTTCGCCTTGATCGCCCTCCTCTGGGGGATCGTCATCGTCCTGTCGCTGGATGTCCACATGGGCCCCGACCCGGACGAGGACGTGCCGGGCGAGGAGGGGCCGCGATGAGCCCGCGCCGGAAGAAGCACGCCACCGGCCCCGCGCGCCCGTACAACCTGCGGCGGCGCGACGAGATCGTGGCCGTCCTGCGCGCCCACGGCCCCATGACGGCCGACGACCTGCTGCGGCACCTGCCCATCGTGATGGCGACCTTGACCCACCATCTGCGGGTGGCGGAGTCTACTGGCGCGATAGTGTCACGGCTGGAGACGTGGGAGGAGGTGGCGTACCGGGTGCAGTGCGGGGCCAAGCCGCACACGCGCCGCAAGCCGGTGTACGCGGCCGTGGAGGGGGCGCCATGATTCACTACCACGGGGGGCCCATCACGCCGCTGTCGGTGGCCGATACGGTGTGGCGTGGGCGCCATGCGTTCGTCAGCTGGGAGAACCCGGACCAATTGCCGCTGGCTGCTGCGGTGTGCCAGTCGTTCGCGCTGGACAACGGGGCGTACAGCGCCTGGTCCAGCGGCAAGCAGCTAGACGTGGAGGGGTATGCGGCGTGGGTGCGGGAGTGGATGCGCCACCCGGGGTTTGACTGGTGCGTCATCCCGGACGCGATCGACGGCACGGAGGAGGACAACGTCAAGATGATCGCCCAGTGGCGGGAGTTGGGGATGCCGTTCGCCGTATCGGTGCCTGTCTGGCACCTGCACGAATCGCTGGACCGCCTGCGCTTCATGGCCTCGGCGTGGCCCCGGGTGGCGCTGGGGTCGTCCGGCCAGTTCGCCACCGTGGGCAGCCCGGCGTGGTGGGGGCGGATGCGGGAGGCGATGGACGCGGTGTGCGACCCAAGCGGCCGGCCGATGGCCCGCCTGCACGGACTCCGAATGCTGGACCCCGCCGTGTTCCAGCACCTGCCGCTGGCATCGGCGGACAGCACAAACATTGCCCGCAATCACGACCGGGAGTCGCACCGCTACCGGCTGACCAACGCGCAGGCGGCGCTGGTGATGGCGGGCCGGATAGAAGCCACGCAAGGAGCTGCCTGTTGGGATGCGGGCCGGTTCCCTGAGCAGTTCACCCTTGTCCCGGTGGCGCCGTGACCCGCTACTGGGTGACGTTTCAGGCCGGCGGGGAGGTGGTCCGGCGCGGCCCGGTGTCGGGGTGGGAGGAGGCGTGGCGTCGGTGGCCCTTCCTGCCCGCCCAAGCGCGCCTGGTGGCCGAGGACGGGGCGGAGGTGGAGGTGGAGGCAGCCCCACCCACCCCGGAGCCTCCAGCGGCCCCGGAGACGCACCCGGAAGGGCTCACGCGCGGGCAGCGGCTGTGGCGGGAGCGGATGGCGCGGAAGGGGAAGGACAAGGGAACGGCCTAGCGGAGCGGAGCGGATCGAACAGCTGGGCCAGGCGGCGCCTCTCGGGGAGACCCGGGGGGCGTTTGCTTTGCGGGGCTACGCGGCCGGCTTCGCGCCACCGGGGCGGCGGCGGATGCGGCGGGGGGGCTCGGGGGGCGCTTCCTCGGCCTTCACCGCCAGTTCCTTCACGGCCGCCATGAGCACGCGCGAGCGGAGGCGCTTGGCGAGGTGCTTGCGGTCCTTGGTGTAGCCGG